TCTAGCTAATCTAACGGTTCTCGTTCCATTAGAAGGGAAGGGTTCCCACGTAGCTCCGGAAATGGTTACTACACCTTCTCCGGCAGTAAGCTCTACTCCCCAGATTTTATATTCTGTAGGTGTGAATCCTGAGCCGGCAAACATGGATACATTAACCGTCAACCCCGAGGAATATTGAGAACCGTAGTTCAGCTCTACTCCGGGAGATGATGTGGCAGTGGTTTCATAACCCAATGTAAAATAGTTTGCCATAATTCAGCTCCTCCATAAGGATTTTTTAATTACTGACGGATAACGTAAGTAATGTTTCGTCCGGCTTGGATGTCAAACCTAAAGGTGACTTGTGTTCCGGAGGTTTCCCCGTAGTCACGATCTGCATTAGCACCGTTGGATCCGGTATCAGCTGCAAGCAACTGACCATCAACATAAACGTCCATATTCTTACCTTCGCGGCCAGCTGTAGCATCTGGCGTATAGGTTTGAGACATTGGAACTGTATGAGGTGTGTTCTTTGTAATAGCAACACCTACGGACTCTACGAATTTTTCTCCAACACCAGCAGAGACACTGTCAGCAACATCTTTCAATTCTTGATCTAAAGTATCAAGAGCAGCGGTAATAGACATACCATCTGTGATGTAGTTGTCTTCTGTAAAAAGACGAGAACCAACACCGTCGTTAATGGCGTCGATTGCTGATTTAAGGTCTGTAGGATCGGAATTTAATAGGTAAGAAGCTGAGGTGTTATTCCAAGGCTGCGGAGTAGAAGAACCATCAGAAGCTCCGGTGTAACCCCAAAGGTTTCTAATGTCTTCAATAAGTTCTACATCTCCTTCCCAGGAGCTAATGAAGTCTGTGCGTAGCCACTCGTATTCAGCCATGTCGGACATAACTTTACGAACTGGATAAACGATCTGAACTGTGTTGTTAGTACCAACCTCACTCCAATCGATCGCAACGTCATTAGCATAAAAACGTACATAAACATCTGTGTTTTCACCGGATCCGCCAAAGTCAGCTCCATCATGGAACTTAGCGTAAACAGTGTGTCCAGATGCGGTTACAATCTCTGAATCAGTGGCTGCATCTACAACATCGATTCGGCAGACGCGGTCCTGGCCACCCTCATCAACGTAACTACCATTATTGGCGGTAGAAGCGAAGATTGGTAAACCAGTTCTATCAGCAGCATCAGCATAATTAGTTGTGATCGGTGCTAGAGTAAAACCAGTCATGGTGCCAGAAACAGTGTAACCTGAACCAGAATTGTCATCTGAAACGGCAAGAATAATAGTCTTAGCATCAAGGGTATTATTTGCCAAGTTAGCTAATGTCAAAGCCTTATTCTGTGCGTTTCCGCCATCCGTATCGGTAGGATCAAAATATGAACCAGGATCATCATACCAATTCGTTGTTCCCTTTAGTTGTTTCAAGAGGGTACGAATAACATTAGTATCCTCTTCAAGGGAACCAGAAACAGTAGGCTCTGCAACAGCAGACGTGTTTACACCGGCTACATCATCAGCATAGGTGGCAGCACGTCTAATTTGTTCTAGTTGTCTAAGTAAACTTCTAGCCATTGCTTACTCTCCTTGTAAAATTTTGTAATTAGCGAGCAATTTGTAATTCTCTAATTCGCTTACGAATAACTCTACAAAGACTGTCTTTACCTGCCAGTTTGTTAGCCTCTTGTAAAGAATATTGTAAGAGCTTCAAGTCTGTAATCTTTGGAATTACTTCTCGGCCATTCCTGACTGATAGACCAACCACGTCCGCGATATCCAATTTGGTGTCATCAACGAACGGTGCTACATTGTCAGGCTGCCCTTTTCCGGCAGGTTTTGCCTCCTTAGTGGCTTTCGCGTCTTCTTCTATTTCATTTTCACTCGGATTAAAGACGATTTTCCATCTTTTAGAGTCTGTTAGTTTGACGGTACGCAACCACTGTACAAATTCATCTCCCTCTTTCAGATCATGCTTTACGCCGTATTGCTCGTACAGCTCGTCCAAGGGAATCTTTGAACCCGGAGCAACAGAGCGTTTCATTGCGTGGGTCCAGATGTTAGAAGCATTTAATACATAACCATTCATAGCCATAATAATTTCTCCTTTTCTATAAGTTTTTACCTTGTCCTTTTAGTCTGTATCGTGAATTCTATCTACGATATTGTGGAACACGTTAGATAGTCTATGTATGAAAATTCCCATAATAAACCAATCAACGTACTTATGAACTAGACCAAAGTCCTTTAAAAATAAAAAAGCGACAGCACACCCAACCCAGACAGAGAAACAATATCCGCAGTCTAAAAGATTATGAATCCATTCAAAGATCTTAGACTGCTTTCCGAGTTTGAATATGCAGGCCCTTAAAGGCCGGAATATCTCAGATTTAGTAATAATTTCTGTCAGTGCTTCAGTGATGACTATCGCAATAAAGAACTTGATAATAAGCATTCCCTACTCACCTATTTGAAGGTTAGTTTAATTAAAGATATACCCCACTCCCCGAAAGGAAGTGGGGTATTTTCCTATATTATAAACTACGATCGATGATGCCCATACCCATCATTCTACTGTCAAGACAAGCAAAACCAAGTTCTGCCCAACCGAAGAAACCTTGTTTCTGTACACGGAGCAGAGTCGGGTCATCATGTGCTTCATATTCCTTGCGAATAGGCATAACAAGAGAATCATTAACGCTGAGATCGAAACCAAGAACCTGGGTCTCGCCCAAGGTACCGACAGTTCCGTCAGCAGATGTTACGTTAGGATTCTCGATCTGATAAGCATTATATTGCTCACTGCTATCAGCAATGAACTTACCGAAAGCAGAAGAGTTACCATTAATGTTATACAGACCAGTAGCACCTAGGTGCTGGATTTCATGTAGACGTACGTTCCAAATAGAACCCATACCAGCAGCCTGGAAAATCTCACGGCGTGTTACAGGATCAATATCAGTATCTGTCCACTCACGGATGTCGGCAGCATCTTCTGGAGATACATACAGATCTGTGAGGGTACGACCGATGCGTTTGAAACCTACGATCATCTTATTGATGAGCTCTTTAGAAAGGTAACCGGCACCAGTGGAGCTAGGTGCGATCTCATAAATAGGAGCTGGGCGGGAGCCAAGAAGGCCCTTACCAGTAAAAGAAGATGTAGCAGCAGGCATAATTACACGCCAACCACACTCTTCCTCGTAATTTGCGAGGTCTTTAGCTGCACGAGCGGCTGCTCTCTGAGCAATGTCGATACGGGAGTCACGAGCGTACGTAATCTTCCAATCGGCGGAAGCGTCGATTGTGAAGGTAGGTACGTAAACTTCTTCTCCGATACCTTCGATAAAGTTCTGTGCTACGTAACCAAGTCCAGGAAGAACCCATACTGGGATCTCGAAGTCTTCGGCTACAGGGTACACAGCTTGAGCACCTGGGGCCAATCTCTCAACTGCAAAAAGCTGACGCATGATAGATTCAAGTTCAATCTTCTGCAGGATTGGAGTTGTTAGGGCTGCGGCAAACGCACGGTAAGCAGCAAGACCTTCAGGTGTATGAATGTTAGCTGTTTCGCGAAACAGCTCTTGCATTTCTTTGAGTTCCATAATTTACAACTCCTCCTAAATAGTAGTGGATGCACTATAATGTGCTTTAATCCATATTATTTAAATTATTATACTAACAGTTTAACTCTGATTGGGTACAGAGTGGTGTTGTTAATAGTGGCCGTACATTTAGCCAAGCTAGCACCCTTAACAACGCGGGCAACAGTTACCTGAGAGCAACGCTCACCAGCAGTATCATCTACAGAATCAGAATCTGTATCACTGTTTGTAAGTTTCGCTTGATCGGTCGCTGGGTATAGAGCAGCACCAGGAGCCATCTTAACTGATGGTGTGGCACCACCTGTACATGTGTAATGTACAGTATCCCAAATACCAAGATGAGCAACACCGGCAGGAACGGATTTTGTTCCCGTAATATTACCAGAAGCATCATATAGAGGCTGAGCGATAGCATCGCTGGAGCCAAGATCGCCAGGCATGTAGAAGCCGG